GGCCCCTGGAATTGCCGAAAGGAGGCGCCATGCCTTATGTGCTTGAGACGCGTGTGCCCGGTGCACTACGCGAACAGGGTTCGAGTAGTGCTACGGGAACGTTCTCAGCACTCAGGGCACAGGAGTTCGATGCGTTATTCACATATCGCAATCGAGCTTCAGCAACTGGTAAGATAGTCCAGCCGAATTCGATTTCTGGAGATTTCCTCCAGAATTTGAAATACCGTGAAAGGTATCTCAACCAGCTAATCACTGGCCTCGAAGGTCGGCCGGGGTCGCCGTCAGTTTTTTCGATGACTGACGAAGGACACCCGTTTGGCGTGATGAAGTTCCGTACTAACACCACTCCCAACAGTATGCGATACATCAATTCCAGGGTAAGCAACGCTTGCCTTGGTTTGGCGTACTACGTACAGTCGGACGGGTCGGTTCTACCGACCTCATGGCGTGATGTAGGGGGCAACTTCTTCTACTCCAAAGGACTAACTGCGCTTTCGCTCTCTTCATGGAGCGGAGCCCTAGTCCCACCTGGCGTTCAGACTTGGTCTCAATATGCTACCAAGCATATTCAGAGCATGAATCCGCATCGAAATGCGGCTTCATTTGCGGCTACCATCGCGGAGCTTCTCCGCGGCGATATCCCCAAGGTTTCATTGCGTCTTATAACGCATATGAACACTATCCATGACTGGAGACGTCGATTCAAGTCCTATAAGGACGCGAGTCGGTCTCTTGGTTCGGATTTTCTGAACGGTCAGTTTGGCTGGGCTCCGATGCTTCGAGATGTGAACGCAGCTATCGGTCTCCTCATGGAGATCGATACTGCGATTTTTGCATCAGATAGCAGTCGGAGGCAGCGAGACACCACCCTCTTTCAGAGGAGCGGCACTCATGTCGCGACTCAGAATTGGGGAGCCATCAGCCCACTTACGTGGACCATTGCCGACAAAGTCAGTCAACTGAATCCTCGGATTCAGTATACTGGCACTTCTGGCAATGCGGTTTTTGGCTCCATCCCGACCGAGGCTGGTGTCTTCACAAGAGTGACGGTGCGAACTTCAGCTAGGTTCCTTACAGGAGCCAAGCCGACCATGCAAAACAACGCATGGCTAGACCGAGGCATGGATTTGCTCGGTCTTAAGATCACACCAGAAGTCTTGTGGGAGTTGACGCCCTGGTCATGGCTTGTTGATTGGTTCGCTAACATAGGAACCGTTCTCGAGAATCTTTCAACTCTCGGACTCAACAATGCGATCCTGAACTACGGTTACAGCACCATGCGGCTCGAAAACCGCTGGACTGCAATCGGTAGGCCTCCTGCATCCTACAATCTCACGGGCAACCTAGTTGTTCGTGCGAAGCAAGATGCGAAGGTAAGGCTCGCGGCCTCTCCATTCGGTTTCTCCATGTCATTTGATCAGTTGAACGCTGGTCAGATTGCAATCCTCACTGCACTCGGGCTTGCCCGAATGCGGTGATACAACTTCACAACAACTCAACAACAATTGAACAGGAGGAACTGATGGCATTCTCTGACCCTCAGTCCGTCACTATCGGCACCACCCCCGGCGCTGTCTCGCTTCCGCGAGTCAACGCCGGCTCTGACACGGGTTCTTTCAAGAACTTCGATCAGAAGGTGGAACTGAAGATCCGCCCTTCCTATGGACGTCGTACGCGAAAAGAATCGCGTATTGACTTCAGCAAGGTGGTCACTGACCCCCTTGTCTCCACGACAAATGTCCTGGCATCGGCAAGTGCGATCTTCGTGCTCGATACCCCTCCCAGTGGTTTTTCGACCACTGAGCAGCGAGAGCTGGCAACAGCTCTCCTGACCTGGCTTACCGCCTCGTCCAACGCTAATCTCATCAAGCTGATTGCTGGTGAGAACTAGTGGAGGGCGCACTTCTGACGATCACTCTCATGTTTATCATGGGAGGGCTCGGCATGGTGATTGGCGGTATGCTCGGGTTCGCGTGGAAGCGCGCGTAAGCGCGTTTCTACTCGAACGGTAGGGAGACGAAGGTCAAAGGTCATCGACTGGATGCGTTCACCTAGAAAGGCAACACATGAAAAGCCAGCTTGACCTCCACATAGCCGTGCTCGAAGATCAAGCACGACTATTGGCAATTCCATCCGCTCGAGATACCGCAACATTGGTATCTCAGGTGATTACTAGAGGGGAAGGTTTCCTTACACAGGAACTTCCTGCCGCTGCGCGATTCCTTGAAAAAGGATTGCACGTCGGCACCCTATTTAGTCTCACTCGTCCGGCTGGCTTCGGCCAGTTGTCCAAGCGAGACTTGAGGCCGCGTTTCTTACACGGCTTCTGGGCTCTAGTGTTCACCGGTGATGGCTTCCTCATGGAGAATCCGTCTTGGGAAGCAGTTCGTGCGCTGAGGCAGATCTTGTATCTGCACTCGAAGCTTAAGGAGCTTCCTACCCCTGACAAGGTAGATGCCGCACTTGCTGCGTATGTTGAGACGGACGAAAACATTGACAACACGACCCCATCTGACCAAGACTTGCGTCTTGAATTCAAAAGGGCTGTGCGTCATATGTTCGGATCGTACTTTGACCGTATGGAAGCTAGTCTCTCACGAGACACCTTCCTTGACGGAGCGAAGCACGGTCCGGGAGCAGTTGCTCAGAAACTTACCAGCAATGGTAAGTGGAGCAACACTCAGTGGTCAGAGAGGCTGCAAAGCCTCTTCCCGGCCTACGAGTATTTGACGTCATCTGGACTCACGTCCAGGCGACTCGAATTGCTCTCTCCTGGGAGTGAACCACCCGCAAGGGTGATTTGCGTCCCTAAGACGGCCAAGAGCCCTCGTGTCATCTCGATTGAACCGACTTATAATCAGTTCATTCAACAAGGTTTGTCAGCCTTGTTTGAACGATGGATGGATTTCCATCCTGTCGTCGGATACACGAGTCAAGAGCCTAATAGGATTCTCGCTAAGCGAGGATCTGAAACGGGCTCGTACGCCACCATTGACCTTTCAGAGGCCAGTGATCGCGTATCTCTCGGTGTCGTGAAGCTCATGCTAAACCAGCACCCTCTGCTTCTGCAGTCGGTTCTGGCATGCCGGAGCCAGCGATCCGAACTTCCTGATGGGACTACAGTCCTTCTCAAGAAGTTCGCGTCTATGGGTTCGGCGCTCACATTCCCTATCGAAGGGCTCGTTTTCGCGAGCATCTGCGGTATGGTAATGCGGCGCCACTCCATGTGGAAGGGAAGAATCCTGAAAGGAGACTTCCGTGTCTACGGGGACGATATCATCGTCCCTACAGACATTGCCTACGAGTGCATCGATGCCCTTGAAGCTTTTGGCCTCAAGGTAAATCGAGACAAGTCCTTCTATTCCAGCACAAGCCGGTTTAGAGAGTCTTGCGGTGGAGATTACTTTCTTGGCAAACGGGTTGTTCCCGTCCGAGCAAGAAAGCGTCTTCCGTGCACTCGTCGCGACGTTGAAGAAGTCGTGGCGACTGTTGCGTTCCGCAACCTGTACTATGAAGAGTACGGGCACACGGAACTCGTCACGATGTTGGATGATCATATCGAAGGAATAATCCCCTTTCCATATGGCCATCCGACTTCGCCCGGTTTGGTTCGCTGGGGAGACCATATCCAACCTGACGGAATGGATCTGCATCTCCACCGACCATTTGTCATGGGTGTCCGTCCTGTATATCAATACAGGTTCGATCCACTTGATGACACCGGTGCGCTTCTCAAATTCTTCTGGACTCCGTTTAACGAAGACCCGAAGCATTTGCAACGCGCGGGGCGTCCCGTATCCGCCGAGCTAAAATACGGGAAAATCCTGCTCTAGCGAGCAGGTTG